ATGACTTTTCCAATACCTATAGTTCAAGGTGGTATTACAATATTTGATACTGGAACTATTATCACAATTTCTGCTAATACTGCTGATTATAATTTAAGAAATGATCTTGTAAATAATTATAGTTGGGATGGTACAAGTGCTATTGATGTTACTCTGAATATTAATTCAGGCATAAATGTTAGAGCAACTACAACAGGAACTGCAGCTATTACAGCCGACCTTGTTGCAGGTTCTAATTTAACAATTAACAATAGCGGAACTATAGCAGGAAGAGGTGGTGCTGGAGGTAGTGGTGGCAGTCCTAATGGTGGAGCAGGTGGGGCTGGTGGAAACGCTATTGATCTTACAAATCTAACTTGTGTTATTAACAATGCTTCGGGAGCTAACATTGCTGGTGCCGGTGGTGGTGGCGGTGGAGGTGCTGGCGGCACAGGTGGAGGAAGTTATGACGCAGAATCAGGGTGTAGCGGACAAGTTTCATTCAGTGGAGGTCAAGGTGGTGCAGGGGCAAGCACCGATAATCCCGCTACTAATAATGCAACTGCTGCCGATGCGGGGCAAACCAATTCTGGCGGTACTGGCGGAACTGGAGGTACTGGAGGAACTTGGGGAAATGCTGGAGCAACTGGAAGTACTGCTTCGGCAAACCCACCTACCCAATGTCGTTCAACTGGAAGTCCGGGTAGTGGTGGTGCTGCAGGTAAAGCAATTTCTGTAGGGTCAGGTGCGTCTAATACCTTAAATAATTCTGGAAACGTGTACGGGGCTACAAGTTAAAATGTCTATTTTATTTTTTGGAAGCAGACGATTTAGAGGTCAAACATTAAATATCACTTCAGATACAGAAAATTATAATCTGTCTAATGTTTTACAAGGTAGTTATGGTTGGAACGGTGTAGACCCCATTGACGCTACGGTTGTTATTAATAGTGGTGTAAATGTTTTTAGCCAAGTTACTAATGTACCAGCATTTACTGCTCATCTTGTTGCAGGAAGTAATTTTATTTTAATTAATAATGGTAACATTATTGGTAGAGGTGGATTAGGTGGTGGTGGCGGTGGTGCTGGCGATAACGGTGGTGCAGGTGGAAATGGTGGAGATGCTATTAGTTTAGAAAATATTACCGCATCTATTAACAATGCTTCAGGCGCAAACATTGCCGGAGGTGGCGGCGGTGGTGGCGGGGGAGGAGGATACTCAACCTGTAATCTATATGATAGTGAATTTGATGATTGTAGTGATTGTATTTATCTAGGAGGAGGTAATGGAGGTAAGGGTGCAAGCTTTGATGTTCCTCCTACCAATACTAATACAAGTGGATCATCGGGAGCAGCTTCTACTGGAGGAGCAGGAGGAACTTGGGGTAATGTAGGTGCAGGGGGTGCAGGAGGAAGTGGTCCTGCAGGTATTGCAAACTGTAGAGTTAGTGGATCAGGTGGACCGGGAGGTGATGCAGGAAAAGCAGTTAGATTAAATTCAGGTGCATCGGTAAACATAACAAATAACGGAAATATTTATGGAGCTACATCGTAGATGTTATTTTTAAACAATCACACTTACATTGCACCTCAAAATAGTTTATACTATTACGAGGTAGATAATACAGGAAACCAATATAAAGTACCTAAAAATAGTTCAGCATGGATTATTAATAAAGAAAGTGTATCGGTTAAGAATTCGGGTACATGTTTTGGTGAAGTTATTATTACTATATATGGGTACACACCACCAAATAGAACTGCTCAAATTAATTTAAATACTTATTTACCTTATATTAATGGTTGCAGTACAAATAATATCTTACCTCCTATTCGATCTGGTGATCCTTGTATGCAATTATTAAAGATACCTGCTGGATGCTCAGAACAAAAACATCACATTCATTCAACAGATAGAGTGGTATATGTTTTATCGGGGAGAGGTACAGCAGTTTCAGGTGTAGGTTCTAATGTAGAGAGATATAAATTAGTTGAAGGCAAAACTTTAATTTTAAATGCTATGGAGCCACATCACTTTGAAACAGACGATGAAGATTTGATTGTTGTTCCTATGCATATATGGTCTAGTACTAATGAAGAATTTAACCATCCTATGATGTTGGGAACACATATTGTCTAAAAAATATATTATGTATACACTAAAGTTTTTTGGTTTGTGTTTTGTTTTTTATGGTTGTTTTGCGTATTCTCAAGAACAAGTTAGAGTAATAGTGCAGCTTCATCAATTGGAAAAGAGTTTTATAAAATGAGTTTAGTATTAAAAAGAATAGATAATCCAATACCGGGAAGTGATAAATCACCTTCTGATATTGAACTAAAGGTTATGGTTCTCAATACAGATAAGACAGCCTTTGAAGAACAGTGGAAAGATTTACCAACTGTTAAAAAAGTTGTTTTAGAAAGATTTAATAATCAATATATAAAAATTAGAGATTGGTATTTTCCAGAACCTGAAAGCATTACACAAGTTGAACAATTCCTTAGATCAGAAATAACTACAAATCAAGCAACTACAGTTATAGGAAATACTAAAGAAGAAAAAGTTGACAATGCATTACAACAATTTAAGAATAATGCATATAGATTATTTATTGAGAAATTATATCAAACTAGACGTCAAGAAATTTTAGATGCTACTGATCCTCAAACTTGTGTAGATATTTTAAATAATCAAGATGAATTTATTAATCCTGTATCTGAAGAAGAATGTATAGATTGTGCAATTCTTTTACACACTGCAGTAGGTGTTGGAAAAATTAGAAATATTTTCGGTCAATTAGATATTGATTGTGGTATAAAAGTTTTAGATAAATTTGTTGATATATTTAATTTTGAAACTCAGACATCGGTTGATGTATCAACAGATGTACTAGGTGATAAATTAATTTTTGCTCGTCCAGATTTTTTAAGAGTTGGATCGGGTGAATATAAAAAAACAACTTTAGATGCTATAGGAAGAGATATTCATTGTCTTTGGACTCCTAATGATCGAACAAATACTTTATCTAGTAATTTAAAGTTAGAGGGTAATCCAATACCTGATGCTACAGGATTTACAAAAACCTTTATAGAGGTAGCAGATGAAACAGGTGTAAATCTATGGAATGAAAATAAAGAAATAAAAGTATACTGGAGTGGTGGAATAGATAGCACAGTAGCATTAGTAAGTCTACTAAAATCTAAACCGTCTGATTGGCACGATAGATTAAAAATTATTTATACTGACGCTTCTATTGAAGAGTATTCTTTATTTTGGAATAATTATATTGATGGGAAAATTCAAACAGAAAAAGTTGTAGAACCAGTAAAAGACCCTGATAAATATTACATGGATAAACCTTTTTTCTCTCCCATTCTAAAACACATTGAAAATAATTTAGGTACTGGTATATCTGTTACAGGTGAATGTGGCGATCAACTTTTTGGCTCATCAGGATTGATGTCTCATCCTGAACTATTTCTTATGACGGTAGATGAATTTTTAAAAGAAAAATATCCTGACAACATAGATGAAATAAAATTATTTAATTCTAAAAGTTCTTATACTATATCATCTATTAAGGATTTATTTTGGTGGTGGAATTTTAATTTAAAATGGGATGAGGTAAGTTATAGAGCACTATCCCTTGTTAAAAATAAAAATTATTTAGCTAACTCTCGTCCCTTCTTTAGAACTGATGATTTTCAAAAATGGTCTATTTCAAATCCTGATAAAAAGATTAAAGATACTTTAGCGTCATATAAATTTACAGCAAAAGATTACATCTTTGATTATACTTCAGATGCAGATTATAGAGATAAAAAATTAAAAATTGGTTCTTTAAGAGTTAGATGGGGAAGCACTATAGCAATAGATAATAATAATAATATTATTTATGCTGGAGATACCTCAACTAATACCGACTTGTTAAAAGATAAATATGGAGATTCACTACAAAGGTTTATTAATTAAAATGAAAAAAATAATTTTAATTTTAGCAGCTATTTTATTCTTTTTATTGGTGTCTAATTATGGTTTAGCTCTAGCAAATACTTGGAAAATTGGTGACAAAGCAGTTGTAATTTTTATGTGTAAAAAAGAAAAAGCTATAATGGATATAGCTTATGCTGATACTAAAAGTCAAGAAAAACTTATCTTAACTATCTATAAAAATATTATTAATTCTAATTGTCTAGAAATAAGACCACCACAAATATTTTTAATTACTGATATTATTGGAAGTTACAAAGATTATAACAATAGAAATACTACTATACTTAAAATTAAGTCACCTGTTTATCCCTCTTTTAAAGGTTATACAATAGCCACAGGTGTTGAAGGAAAAGGAATTTAAGAATGCCTAGTACTTATACTTCTAGAATTAGATTAGAAAAACAAGGTGATGGAGAAAATCCTAATAGTTGGGGTTCTATTTTAAATCAAAATGTTATTGATCTAGTAGATGAGGCTATTGCTGCATACACTACCATTACTGTTTCTAGTGCAGATGTAACCTTAACAGCTAATGACGGAACGTCAGATCAATCTCGTAGTCCTTTTTTAGAATTATCTGGAACTGTTTCTGCTAGCTTAAATGTTATTGTTCCAGAAAAATCTAAAGCTTATATTATTAACGACAAGACTACCAGAGAAAATTCAGCAGTAATTACTTTGAAAAGTGGGTCAGGCTCTGGTTCAGGATCAACAGTTGCAAGCGGCAGCAAAAAAATGTTTTTCTGTGATAGTGTTTCTGTTTATGGTCTTGATTATTTAACTGCTGATACAACTGCTAGCTTTGCAAAACTATCTTCGGCTAATACTTTTACAGATACTAATACTTTTAATAAACCTGTAACCTTTACATCTGCGGTGGGCTTTGCTACAAGTGTATCAGCTACTAGTATATATACAACCTCTATTGCGGCTGATTCAGCAGTTGTTTCTAATGCAGTTTTAAATATTGTTAGTGTAGCAGGAAGTGCAACATTTAATTCACAAGCTACGTTCTCTGGTCAACTTGTAGTTCCACCTGTTACTCTAACAGAAGCAGCATCAATTGCTCTTGATCTATCGACAGCCACTACCTTCTTTGTTTCTTTAACGGGTAATAGAACTTTACAGAATCCATCAAATGCATTGCCGGGACAAAGTGGATATATCTATGTATTTCAGGATAACACTGGAAGTCGGACACTATCATACGGAGATAGTTATAATTTTCCTGACTCAGAGATTCCTGTTTTATCTACAGTAGCTAGTGCTGTAGATATGTTGGTTTACAATGTTAGGGGTGTAAGTGCAATTGATATGGTTTTAGTATCTTCATTTGGATAAAAACATATGCCATCTACTACTTCAAAATTAGAGAAATTAAATTTCAAGCCGGGGTTTCACCGAGAGTCTACTCAGTATTCTGAGGAGGGCAAGTGGTTTGATGGTGATCGGGTCAGATTTAGAGAAGGTAAACCTGAAAATTTAAGGGGGTATCAAAAATTTATTGATAACTCTTTTATTGGAATAGCAAGAGATTTGCTTGCATGGACAAATAATAATACAGAAAAACTTTTAGGGTTTGGCACTGAAAGTAAATTATATGTTGTATATAATGATTTTCCTTATGATGTAACACCAATTGTCAGCACTGTTAGTATTGGAGATTTAGGAACTGGAGGAAGTTTTAATACTGCTGCTGGATCACCTTTAATTGAAGTTAGTTCTAATAATAATGGTCGAGCCGTTGGTGACTTTGTAGAATTTTCTAATACATCTATTAATGGATTTGGAACAGATGGCTTAGACTTTTCTGCCTCTTCTTTTGGTGGTCCAACCTTTGAGGTTGTTAGTGTTCAAGGATTAAATAATTTCTTTATTAGTGTAACTAGCGTAGCTACTAGCACTGAAACAGATCAAGGTAGTGGAGTTGCATTCTTTTTATTAGCATCAGGTAAGTCAAATCCTATTCAAGGATTAGGATATGGTGCTGGTGTATATAATGCAGGTGCTTCTGCAACAGGAGAAAGAGCTTGGAATAGCCCGGCAGAATCTTCTAATATTGTTTTCTTAGGGACACAGTGGTCTTTAGATAACTTTGGTGAAGATTTATTAGCTGCTAGAGCGGGAGGACAATTAATTCACTGGGATGCTACGGCTAGTTTAACCCCTGTTAGAGCAAGTATTGTACCAACATCTCCAGAGCAGATAAATAGCATTGTTATTTCTCCCAACGATAGACATGTTATTGCTTTAGGTACGGAAGAGTTTGCAACATCTGTATTTAATCCATTACTAGTAAGATGGTCTGATCAAGAAAGTTTTTCTAACTGGACTCCTTCAGTTTCTTCTACATCAGGTGAGCTACAGTTAATTGATGGTACTAGAATTATAGGAGGTGTGCGAGGACGTAATGCTATTCTTATTTACACGGACAATGCTCTATATACTTTACAGTATGTTGGTCCTCCGTTTATTTTTAGATTAGCTCAAGTCGGTACGAACTGTGGTTTAATTGGTCCACATGCTGCAATTGATGTTGGTGGTAGAACATTCTGGATGGGCGATACTGATTTTTATGTCTTTGATGGTTCGGTTAAAAAATTAGATTGTACCGTTAGAAGATTTTTATATAATGATTTTAATATGACTCAAAAGTCTAAAGTATTTGCAGGACTTAATTCTGAGTTTCATGAGGTTATTTGGTTATATCCTAAAGAAGGATCAAATGAACCTAATGGTTATGTAATATATAATTATATGGAAAATACTTGGGTCTACGGAAGTAATTTTTATACTACCTATATTGATGATTCTATTTTCCTTAATACGGTAGCAACTGGAGCAGTAAGCGGTACAGTTTCAACAACTAACCCACAGTACCTTTGGTTTAATGAGCCAACTTCTGTTTTCTCTGGTGATGGTCAAGCATTATCTTCTTTTATTGAAAGTGCTGATTTTGATATGGGTGATGGTGATGATATTATGTTTATGGATAGAATTATTCCTGACTATGATATCAATCAAGGGACAATTAAATTTTCTTTAAATGTTAAAGATTTTCCTTCAGATCCTACAACGGAAGTAGGCCCTTTCGATATAACAAATCAAACTAGAAAAATTGATATGAGGGCTAGGGGTAGACAGGCTAATGTTAGAGTATCAACGTCTGATATTAATACGTCTTGGAAATGGGGTAGTGTTAGAATAGCTATGCAACCAGCAGGTAAACGATAATGTCTTTTTCATATCCTAACTTTAATGTTAATTATAATATTACTGATGAAGAATTAATTCAACTATATAATTCAATTAATACATGGGCATCAGAAATAAAATTTTTATTGGAGAGTAGAGACATAGAATTAGATGCTAGACCTTCAACTAAAATTTACTCTGTTGTAACTGTCACAGAGATAGGTAGACCTCAAAGTGGTTATGTAGCATACTCAGCTAGCTCTGGCAAGTTTAAAGGTTATGTAAATAATGCTTGGGTTGATTTTCACTAGTTTTGCATGAAACTAATTTTTATTGTATAATATATAAAATATAACTTGGAGAATTATAGATGGTAGCGATGATGAATCAAGATGCTCCTTATAGCGGCATAGCTGGATTGATGGCAGCAAAGGGACGTTATGGGGATACAGAACTTTTGCATGTTAGACCTGATGAGCTTGCTGGTCTTGCTAGCGTAGGTCAGTTGACTATTAATCCTGATACAGGACTACCTGAAGCATTTAGTTTTAAATCACTGTTGCCAGCCATAGGTGCAATTGCTGGTAGTGTATTGCTTGGTCCCGGCATTGGCACAGCTCTTGGAAAGGGTGCTTTTGCCGCCGCTGCCGGTGCTGGACTTGGTGCAGGTATTGGTGGATTTACTGGTGGACTTGCAGCAGGTCAATCACCAACTGAAGCTCTTATAGGTGGTTTAGTATCTGGTGCTACTAGTGGTATTATGGCGGGTATAATGGGTCCAAGTCCTACTGAGCTAGCAGCAGGACTTAAAGAAGCAGGAACAGCAACACAACAAACTATTGGACAGCCTATAACTGAAGCTGGACTTAAAGTAGGTAAATTTGCATCACCAGAATCATTGTTACGTCCTGAATTAACAGCTACTCCTCCTATTAATGTTGGACAAGTTTTGTCTCCATCAGGTTCATACATACCTGGATCTCTACAATCATTGGTAAGTCCTGAATTAACAGTTACTCCTGCTATTAATGCTGCACAAGTTTTGTCTCCATCAGGTTCATACATACCTGGATCTCTTCTAGATCCAGCAATAGGTTCTCCAGTTCCTGTTGCCTCTACTGCTCCACCTGCTGCATCTGCTCTACCTGCTCTACCTGCTCCACCTGCTGCATCTGATACTGTTTCTAAACTTGTTAAAGTTGAAGGAGATTTAGCTAAAGAACTAGGTAGCACATCAATTGGAGACTCAGTTAAAGATGGATTAAATCCGGGTGAACAAGTTGTAACAGTTGGTGGTATAAAAACACTTCCATACGTTCAAAAAGCTTTAGGAGCAGGGAATGAGTTGACAACTGGTGAGATAGCACGGGCATTATTACAAAGACCATCAACTTATACTCCTCTAGCATTTGGTGTGGTAGAAGGTATGATGGCTCCTCCAGAATTTGATCCTAGTCAAGATGAAGGTTTAGCTGCATTAGAAAGCACATATACTCCTAGAGATTTAAGAGTAACTGGTGGTGAATTTACTCAAGGAGATTTAAGTCAAGAGGATTATACTAGACTTGCTTTAGAGGGTGGACTTCAATCACCCTTAACACCATTTAGATATGAGGAAGAAGATACTGTTACATTAGCTGAAGGTGGAACACCCGAAGCAAAAGAAGTTGATACTCAGGTTGAAGAAGATACTGTAGCATCTGAAGAGAAAAGAAAAGAAGAAGAGATACTTCAGAAAAGAAAAGCAGCATCGGAGGTAGATAAATTTATATCTAATACGGTAGGAGGGGCAGCATTAGGAGCTTTGATACAGGGTGGATTAAATCAAGACCCTGCTGCTACTGCAACTCCATATGGTCAAGGAGCACAACCAATTAATACAGGAGGTAATTTTGGATTTAATCAAGGCGGTCTTGTTGGCTTGTCTAATGGTGGCAGCACCAGCACAGGCTCAAAAAAAAAATCTACAGATAGTATAAATATTCCTATATCTTTACAAGCTACGATGAAAAGATTAGGGGTTGAAGACCCTACTCCTTTTTTAGAGTTTGCACAAAAGACAAAACAGATTGAAAGTTCTGGTGGTGTTAATAGAATTAATCCTAACAGTAGTGCTAGAGGAGACTTTCAGTGGTTGACTAAAGTTAATCCTAAAGCAAAAAAAGGTGTACATGGTTCAGTAAAAACTGCAGTTAATAGAACTATAGCTTCATATAAAAAAGTAGGACAAGAGATACCAGAATGGTTAAAAACTTTAGATAGTAATTCTACTAAGAGTACAAAAGATTTGGAAAAAAATATATTATCTTTAACTCCTAATCAAGAATTAGAATTATTTTTTGGTAATATGAATTATGCAAAAGATAGTGATAAATATTTAAAAAAGATTGCTAAAGGTGATAAAGAAGCAATGTATGGTGCATACAGTGACATACACCACACAAGAGGGAGAGAAGATAAACCTACTCAACAGGTAGCAATTAAAACATTTTATAGTGATATGCCTGATCTGACTGGTCCTGTTTCAATGTCTAAAGAAAACGAAGAAGGTTTAATGAGTTTAAATAGTAATTCACCTTATCTGACTGATCCTGTTTCAATGTCTAAAGAAAACTTTTATATTGATTCACCTAATCTGACTGATCCTGTTTCAATGTCTAAAGAAAACGAAGAAGGTTTAATGAGTTTAATAAGAAGCTATCTTCCTAATTTTCTTACAAGAGCAGAAGGTGGGCAGATACAACCATACTTTGAGGGTAAAGTTATTGGTCCCGGTGATGGGCAATCAGATCAAGTTTTATTTGATGTAGAGGGTAATGATCCAGATATGGCGTTGTTAAGCCCTGATGAATATGTTATACCTGCAGATGCGGTGGCTATGATTGGTAGTGGATCATCTAATGCAGGTGCAAAGAAATTAGATGGCTTTGTTAAAAATATAAGAAAAAAAGCTACAGGAAAAACAAAACAACAAAAGCCTATTAAGCAAGGCTTAGAATCATTTCTAGCATAGGATGAAATAAATGGTAGTTCTTACTGGTGATCAACAACAGTATTTGCAAAATACAGACCAGACTTCTTCCACAGGTGTGGGTAGTGGTTTGGTACAGCCAACAGCAATGCCTACAGCTACGGTGTCACCTGCCGTAACTCCCCCAGTTCTTTCTCAACCTATTAGTCTTGTTAATAGAACTCCTCAAGGACCAGCACCTCAAACTTCTTTGCAAACTCCTTTAAGTTCTTTGCCTCCTACTCCAACAAGCGGTAAGGGAGGTATGGGTGTGCCAGCACAACCATCCCAACTATCTACTGGTATGTCTACTACATCAGCTTTGCCTACCTCTCTGCCATTTCAAAGACCAAATTTAGTTCAACGTAGTTCAACAGATGCTATTAATGCTTCAGTTCCACCTGTAAGATCAGGTAAAGGTGGTGGAACACCTGCTCAACCAACAGGAGTTAATAGTTTATTTTCTCCTTCTTATACTCCTACTGTATATGATACAGGTGATGCATACAGTGGATCAGATTATGTAGATGAGTTTTTTGATATAGGTTCAGGCAATACAGAATCTCTACAGGCGTTGTCTACAGCTATTCAACCGGGTGCAATTGTAAGTGCGGATGAGGAAGATACTGGTCCTACAGATGCTGAAATTCAGGAACCAAAACCGGGAGAACCACTTACTGGTTTAGACGACGATGATAATGATAATGATGATTAGGATAAATAATTGAAGTTAATTAAAATAGAACCTAATTGCCTTGAGGCTACTTGGCCTTATGTTGTTGAGTTTATAAAAAAACCATTAAAGAGAACACAAGGTGAAAGAAGTTTAAATGACATCTATCAAGAACTACTATCAGACTATTTACAATTATGGGTTGGTGCG